GCCTGTTCGATATGTTCCTGCATTTTGGTGTGGAAGTTGTTATGTTCCAGCACGTCCAATACGAATGCCTGCAGGGTTTCGTCGGATATGTCAATCTTTACGCCCTCGGACCAAATAAGGCCCGCCAATTCTGCGCACACAGCCTTGCCCATGTTCATGCGGTACAGGGTGCGCTTGGCGTCCTTGTCGCCGATCGTGGGCGCCGGTATCACGTGCCAGGGTGTATACAGCCCGCGGTAAATGCTTTTGGCCAGGAGTATCGTAAAATTATAAAATTCACGGTACGCCGGTACGCCTTGCAGTTCGAATACGTCCCGGTATTCTTTGTTGCCCGTCATTATTCGTGCTCCTTTTTTCAAAAGGTCTAATAAGCCCATTTTTATCTATCCCAATTCCACCAACGTGCGCATGTCGCGTTCGTAGGTGTACTCCAGCGCGTCCAGGTTATCAATATTTGACGTGCCATTGTCCAGCCGCACGTCCTCGGTTATCTGTTTGGGGTCCCATACCGCTGTTGCCAGCGCGTCTATGGTGTTTTTTGCGGCCGCAGACACGCGAAAACGCCCGGAGGCCATTAGTATACAGGCCGTGCGTATTCGGTCGTTTATGGGCCGTTTTAAGGCGTTCAGGATATTAACGCCCAGGCGTTCCCGTGCAGCAGCTGTGCGCAGGCCGTTAATTAGGGTCTGCTCTGCGCTGTCGCAGTACACGTCTACGACAAACCATTGCTGTTTGCAGGCTGTTACGAAGTCCACGAAGTCCCGCGCCAGCCGTTCCGGGTCCAATGCGTCCGGGCATCGGTAGTCTGCCAGCACGATAACGTCCCCGTGCCTGGTAAAGCCGGTGCAGCAGAATGCGTGCGCAGACGTGCCGCCGCCGAAGTCCACGCCAATTACGGCGCGCTGGATTTCCACGTGCCGTTCGCTGCGGTAGTCCAGCTCGGCAGGATCCACCAGGAATTTGGCCGGGTTGTCTGCAAACGCCTGGTAAATAAGGCCCTGTGCCACGGCCCGTTCGCCTAATATGTCGCGCCGGTACCATACCGTGCCCTTTTCGTAGGTCGCCTCGATTTCCTGCAGGCGTTCCGGGGTTACGGTCGCATTATCGTGTACGGTGAAGTGCTGGTACAAATACCCGCCCGGCAGCCCGGTTTCCCTGTACTTGTCGATATAGTCCGCATATATAGACGCATTCGGGTTGCACGGGTTCAAGTCCCACAACGTAAAAGGCCGCTGCGCTGCGATCTGTCGCCCGCTGGCCACCTTTATAAAGCTGCTGCGGCTGTCTGCGCAGTCGTAGTGCTCGTTTATTTCGGTTGCGATCCATAGCCCGTATGAGTTGCCCAGGATACGTTTGTAGCTGTCCGCTTTTGCGCCACCTGCGAATATAACAACCTTTTCGCCGGTTTTGGTGCGGATAAACAGCGCCTCGTTGTCGCGGTACTGGCCCCACCTGCACCGGCCCCTGAAAAGGTTTTCAAGCCCGAAGCCGTTACACACGCCAATATTTAATTTGGCGTTGCCGATCGTGGAGCCGCTTGCCAGGTGGTACACGTCCGGGGTTGTTTCCAGGTAGGCCGCGGCCATTATGCAATGGTCTATCGTTTTACCGGACCGGATAGCGCCCTCTGCAACGCACATTCGACTTTTAATGCCGGTCTTTATGTACGCCTTGTGCTTTTCGCTGAATGTCCCCCAGGGGATTGTTTGCCGCATCATTTCAGCAGCTCCACCAGCGGCGTAAGGTCCTCAATATCCGCTGTTATGGCAGTTTCCTGCCGGTCGCGCCATTGTTTGGGCTTGCGGTTCTTTAACCAATAAATCTGCGCGGTTACGTCTGCAGGTATATGTTTGGAAGTCGTAACTTCCTTGTAGCCGTCTTTTTCGCTTTGCGTTATGGTCGTTTCTGTGACCATGTAGCCCAGCGCCCGTTTGTACAACGCATTTTCCACGCGCCGGTCGGCCACTTCCTTGCCGTCGTCCAGCGCTTTGCGGATTTTGTCGTTTTGTGCTTTCCAGTTAACCAGCGTTTGTCTACATACGCCCATATTGTGGGCAATGTCCGCCAACGTCAGCCCGTCCCGCGCCCATCCGGTTATCAGCAGCAGGGCGTCCTCGGTCAGCCATTTATCTATCATCCCCGCCACCGTTTACACCTCCGTGTTGGGCGTTCGTCCTACGTAAATACGGCTGCGCCCGCCCCAGCATGTTTTTATTGCCGTATCGTCCCCACTATGACCCATTCCGTAGGAGGCACACAAAAGGCCGGGCAATTCGCCCAGCCTCCTGCAATATCATTATAGCGCATAAAAAAGTGCACCAACGGTATTTTGGTGCGTCTATGGGGTTGTTTGGCGGCTTTTACGGGCATTGCGGCGGCGTTCTGCCTGTCTGCGCTTTTGCTGCAGCATGCGCAGCAGCGGCGTTGTGTCGCAGTTGGCGTATAAGTCGCCCAAATGCGTAAAAAATAACGTCAGCTCATAAAAAGACGTCTGCCCCATGCGGTTGTACGCGTTTATGGCAGCGCGTTGCGATCTGTCCCAAACGGTGTGGCCGTCTGCGGTGCACTCGCACAGCCCGGCCGCATAGCACTTGCACAGCTTTTCCCAGTCGTCCACCGCCTGCAGGCACACGGCAGCCGCCAGCGCCCTGTATCCGCTATCCATCATACAAACCACGCTCCCTTGCAACCTGGTATATTAAACGCCTGTTCCATTTTCGTATGGTTTCCGGCGAATAGTGCAGGCGGGCCGCGATCTGCTCCAGCTGCAGCCGCGGCGTGGTCCAGTAGTACAGCCGGACAAACGCGCAGAAGTCCGGGCCGATACTGGCGCACACGTCCAACGCCCGTTTTACGGCCCAATATTCCTGGTACGTGGCTTTGCCGTCTGCCTTCGCTATCAGTTCGCCCACCGGGTCCCCCGGCGTAGATCCGTGCGGCATGCCGGACAGCACCGGGGTTGTGTGCATGCTCAAAATGTCCTCGTACTGTGCGGCCCGTAGCGGGTAGTTCCGTATCATGCTTTTAACGTACGGCCACCAGCCGAATTTTACGCCCATGCGCTACGCCTCCGCCGGTACCGCCCTGCTGCAGAAGTCGTCCGGGTGGCTTTCCAGTCCGGTGCGGCCGCATTCGCCGCGGTTGTAATAGCTGCAGGAATTGCACTCGGTTACGGCTTCCATGCGTGCGTCCTCGGTGTCCACGTGTGCGGCGGTGTTTTCGATGATCGTTACCGGACCGGTACCGCCTCCGCCGCCTGCTGGCGTATAGTCGCTGGCGCTGTCGTTGCCGCCACGGCCAGCATACAGCGGGCCGCAAAATTCTGCCCCGGCGTCCATTTGCGTGTACGTGTTGCCGTAATGGTTGCCTAATAACTTTTTCATACCTTGCTCCTTCCCGGACCATTTACAGGTCCATACGTATCTGTGCTGTATGTTCTGTCAGGCGTTCGCTTGCCTTGCGATAATATACCGGGTCAATTTCGAAGCCCCAGGCGTCGTAATGCAGGTTGTAGCACGCCACCAGGCTGCTGCCGCTGCCCACGTGCGTATCGAGGATTTTGTCGCCTGGCTTTGCGAAACGTTCCAGCAGCTCCTCGTACAATGCAACCGGCTTTTGGGTAGGGTGGAAGCGCGGCTCTGTTGTTGTGCCCTGCGCAAACGCTTCAATCATGCAGGCATTACGGTTAAACGACGTCCAGGCGTATTCCACCGGCGCCATGCTGAAGCCATTTAGGGGTATGTTTGTTTTGCGATACACCACGAAGCACCGCGTTGGCGGCAAATAAAAGTAATTGCCCCCCCATATAACCTGATTTTGGGAAACGCGGAAAAGCTGCTCGAAGTATTCCGCAGACGGCGCCACGTCCCAGGCTATTATGTGGTTGCCGTACTTGGCTGCCCATTGTCCGCCCCGGCGTTCCACGGGCTTGTCGGCTGCGCCGGGGTCTGTCGTTGGCGCTTGTAGCGATCGAAGCGACCGCCAAAACGGTTGTAGTGCGGACGCATCGGGCCGCCGTCGATGGACGCAGCAAACATGCCACCGAAGCGCCCGGATCCGTCGCCGCCCTGGCCGTCCCCGTAGGGCGGGTCCACTATGGCCAGTTCGAAGTAGTTGTCAGGAAAAGCCCGCAGCGCTTCCATGCAGTCCAGGTTATAAAAGCCCGGATTTTTTAGGGCGTCGAAGTTAATCATGGTCCGGGCCTTTCTGCAGGGCCGCTAAAATGTCGGACAGGTCGCCGTAGTGCCTGCCAGTAGGGTGGGCCGTGTTCATCATGCTCCGGGCGCGATCTCCCACGGATCCGTCGGACCATAGGATGTGCACGCGGCCAGGTGTTAGGCCAGTTACAACGCCAATGCAGGCGGCCTGCACAAATTCGTCGCCAACGTGCAGGCCGTAGCAGCTGTCCTCGGCGTGTTCGTCGTGTTCTGCCTTGTAGGCGTCCACGGCTTCCTGGGCACTTTTGTAGCCGTACAGGAATAAAATTTGGTTCAGGGACGGCACGCTGCAAT